GGAATTATTAATTGAATTAAATATGTAAACATCACAATCAAAATGCTCTTGCAAGGAAATAAAGTTATTGACGTAAGATGATTTGACATCTACATTTCGGCCCATTGTTTTTACATCAATTTTTTTATCTTTGTGGACGAAATCAAACCCACCATCAAAACCATTTTGCTTAAATGAGTGCGCGACGCCAAAAATCTTTTTAGTCATAACTTCTCCAACTAAACCGGTATATTGCTCTACCTTATTGCCACTAGTGCCTGGAGCATGCCTTCTTTCACAAAGACTATTTTGGTTTATATATTCCCAGCACTTTTGTTTGATGTTTGAATCTAATTTAAAATCACGCATAATTATAATGGCATCATATTTACTTTAGGGTCAATGTCAAACGCCCATACACCTGGTTGAATATCTATACTGTTAGTTATGTGTTTTTCGGTAAATTCAGCTAAACCAGAGAGTCCGCTTTGTGCAGCTATTTCATAGGGTAAAGTTTCCCCATTATACAACAGTAATCCACTAAAAAGACCAGTTAAACATATTCCGGTTAAATGCGAACTATATGAACTATCAAGTTCAATAGCGCGACCAATCATTTGAGATCTCATTTCATTTGTTACTTCCATATACCATATATTACAGTAAAATGTGGAAAAGTAAAGTTATAAGTGTAAAATATTTTATGAATGGGTCAGAAGGAACTGAAGTTATAATAAATAACACTATATTAAACGGTCTTCAAAATGTTTCGTTTCAACAGAGCGTTAATGAAACACCAGCTGTGGTAGCCGGTAACGAATTTGCTAGTTCATTTATAAATGGCCCAGCTGTAGTTTCAGCTAGTGTTGATAAATTATTGACCAATACAGACTTTTGTACGGGACTAGTTTTGCAAACAGGAATATCTGGTCAATTTATACACGGATCTAAAAAAATGGATTTTCACAACTTAACAATTAATGGTTTTGCTGTGACCGCTGAAGTTGGGCAAGTTCCAAATCTATCTTTTGATTTTTCAATTTACGGCGGAATGTCTGGATCTAATATAGATCAAAAAACACCAGCATCTGGAGAAACACCAGTTCAAGTAATTCCACAAACAGGGATTAAAATAACATACGATAAGGATGCGAGTTTACCTGTTTCTGCATTTCAATTTTCTGAAACTTATGATTATCAAGCGGTTTACGGATTAAATTCAAGTGCACAAACCACAGGTGTAGCGCCAGTTGATGTTAAGTTAGCTAATGTAATACCACAAGAAGTTACAATTTCAATTGATGTAAACGATCATTATGAAATAGAAAAAACTTTTGAATTACACTCTGTTGACAAAAATCGACAAAGAGATGTAAAATTACAACTATATGATACAAGTGGGAATATCACTAATCAGTTTTCTTTATTTAGCGGTCACTATAGAGGAGAGACAATAACACAAGGAGTGGGAGACACGGTTACTGCAAATATAAGCTACGGAGGCTTTAAAAGATCTTGATTACACAGAATATAATAAAAAAAAAGTGTAATAAATAGATATGGGAGCAAATTATCTATCATTTAAGGATGTACCGGTCTATTTTTCGACTACGGCAAACAATGGGTCGGTCACTACACCCACGGAAGCAGCTAATGACGCTGTGTTTGCAACACAATTTCAATTAAATGCGGCTTCTAACATAGCTCCTACAAGAATCGTTGGAAAACAACCTCAAAAAAACGACTTTCTTTTAGCTGGGCCTCCAAATACAACTTTTTCTTTTTCTGCTTTTGCAAAAGATGCACTTGAATTTAACCCAGCTGATTTCACTGGAGATGTTGGAAATATTGGAGCTTCAGTAAGAGTCGGTAATGACGGTAATGGTATAAAATTAAGTGGCTGTTTCATGACTAACTTTTCTTTTACTCTTACTCCTTACGCACCTGTTCAATATTCTTGTGATTTTATTTCATATAATCCAGTCGGAACAACAGCAGCAGGTACCAATCACGGCAATCAAAAGATTGTAGCTGCTGACAGTGCTAGTACGGTTCCAGATTTAAAAATGGGAGATTTCGGCCATGGTGCATATAGTGATGTTAATGGATTATCAATCTTAACTGGATTGGGTACAATAGAATCTTTGCAATACAATTATAGTGTCAATAGACAACCCTTGTATGCTATAGGCACAGAATTTGTTACAGGAACAGAAGTTATTTCAGAAGAAGTAAGTGTTGTTGTCAACGGAGATAACATAATGCCAATTGTTAGATTAACTGGAGTAAACCCAGGTAACATAACAGGAGCAATTAGAAACTCTGATTTAGATTTCTGTTTAGGTTTCGCAATTGATGGAAGAATTACAGCAAACAATGTAACGATCGCTGGTGGAGATTTAGCGAGAGGATCTGTTACTATACAAGAATTATTAAAGTAACGCTTTAATTTTTTAAACTTCAACTTATAATATATCATCATGTCAGTTAAGTTTTGTTCAGAATGCGGCACAAAAATAGAATACAATTTTAGTCCACCAAAGTTTTGTTCCAGCTGTGGAGCACCTTTAGGTATTGCAACGGTTAACGAATCAAAACCAGTTGATAGACAAGTTCAAACTACTAGAGCCTCTAAACCTATCAACGATGATGAAACCGATGCAGATCACGTACCCAACATTAGAAAACTAGAGTACGAAATTGAAACTAACTCAAGTACTTTTGATTTATCAAATCTAGTTGGAGGCAATCAAAAAGCCCCCTCAAAGCACAAAACAAAAACTAGAAGTTTAAATGAATTAACCGATAGGGATGTTTAAATTTGAGGATAAATTAAAACAAATAGAAGAGGCGTTAGAAAAGAAAAGAATCAAGTGGGATCTTGATGCTGTCGCTTCCGTAGATTATGATGATATAAAACAAATCATAATGACTCACATTTATAAGAAATGGCACTTGTGGGACCAAACAAAACCTATTGAGCCTTGGTTAAGTAGAGTTGTATCAAATCAATTTAAAAACCTTTTAAGGAACTATTATGGCAACTATGTAAGACCTTGTTTAAAATGCCCGCATAATTTGGGTAATAATTTTTGTCAACTTAATAAAAGTGGAATACAAGATTCAAGTTGCTCCATATATAAAGAATGGGAAAAGAAAAAGAAATCCGCTTATGATATTAAGTTGGCTGTGACTATGGAAAGCCACACACATGAAATTATTTCAAAAGAAGATACATTTATAGATTTAGAATCTGCTACCGCTAAATTAGCAGATAAACTTAAACCAAATCTATCTGAAAAACAATTTATAGCTTTTAAAATGCTATTCGTGCAAAATAATTCAGATGAGGAGGTTGCAAAGTTTTTAGGTTACAAAACAACAGAAAAGAAACGTGTCGCAGGTTATAAACAAATAAAAAACTTACGAAAAATGTTTCAAGAGAAAGCTAAAGAAATTTTAAGAAACGAGGATATAATGTGATGGAATTAAGTAAAGAACAGCAAGAAAAAATTCTAAATGAATTCAAAAAGAATCCAAATATTATAGACATAACAAAAATAGTATTTGAAGACGAAACTCTTGATGGTAGATCAAAAGAAGGAAGAGCTGTTATAAAATTTTTAGCAGAAAATGGATTAAAAGCAAAAACCACCAAACATAAGAAAGTAGAATCAATAGAACTGAATCAAGAACAAAAAAATATCATAGAACAAAGATTAGACGCTGGTTGGTCATCTTTACAGATAGCAAAAGACTTATTTGGGGATTATGTTAAAAATTTAAGTAAAGAACAAAGAACTGTCCACGAGTATATTTTAACACTAGATAGAGAGGCTCCATCGGAGGAAGAATCGCCTTCTTATGTAGCTCCGCACGCCATTTCTAGAATAATTAAAAAAATTAACGATTCAACTGGATATGGCCTAGAAGAAAACAAAATGTCTAGACATCAACATACTTGTTGTGAAAAATTAAGAACTAATTTAAATAATTCTAGGTTTGTAGCGATAGTCAACAATTATATCAATATAAGAGATAAAGAACTGTTCGAACAGGAATTTATTAGATTAACTTGGGATAAGCCCGACTTAACCCCAGATGAATTAAACTTATATATGAATGTATGTAAGGAGATTATAAATTTAGAGCTTATAACGTCGCATTTGCAAAAGTTAAATGATATGTTTGAATCTGCAGACGATCAAGATGAAATGAGTATAAGATTAGCTGAAATTATAAAAGCTAAAAGCGCAGAGTACCATCAATGTGAAAGCCGTATCGAAAACCTTACAAAAAAACTACAAGGTGATCGTGGCGAAAGGATGAAAAACAAACAAAAGGAAAATGCGTCTTTTTTATCTATTGTACAATTATTCCAGGAAGAGGAAGAAAGAAAAAACATGGTTCGCATCGCAGAAATGCAAAAAGAGTTAATTAAAAAAGAGGCTGAAAGATTAGAAGGCATGGCCGCTTGGAAAGCTAGGGTTTTAGGTATAGGAGTTGATGATGTCTTATAGAAAACATATATTAGTGACAGGAGGAGCTGGGTTTGTTGGGACAAACTTATGTAAAAAATTAGTAGCCCAAGGACACAAGGTATCTTCTTTGGATAATTATTCCACAGGAACAGCCGATAACCACATAGAAGGGGTAGACTATAGGATTGGTGACGTAAGGAGCTATAAGGCTATACCAGACGTCGATATGGTGTTTCATTTAGCAGCTATCGCGAGGATACAACCATCATTTAAGGATCCAGTAAATTACATAACAACAAATGCAAATGGAACTTTAGAAATTATACAACACTGCGTAAAAAACAAAATACCAATGGTTTACGCAGGTTCTTCTTCAAAACATAGTGGTAGATTCAAAAATCCATATACCTTTTCAAAAGATTTGGGCGAAGACCTAGTAACCCTATATCGAAAACATTTTGGACTAAAAAGTTGTATAGCTAGATTTTATAATGTGTATGGCCCTCATCAATTAAAAGGTGGTGGATATTCAACATTAATTGGAAGATGGATTAATAATTTAGAGAAAAAATTACCTTGCGCCATTTACGGAGATGGAGAAAAAAGAAGAGACTTTACACACGTTGATGATATAGTAAATGCACTTATTTTAATGATGGAGCGCGAAGCTTATGGACACGAATTTGAATTAGGTAGGGGTAAAAATCACTCAATTAACGAAGTGGCTAAAATGTTTAAAATAGAACCAGTATATGAAGAAGATAAACCTGGAGAAGCTCAAAACACTTTATGTGAATCAAAACTAGCTAGAGAAGTGTTGGGATGGGAACCAAAAATAAATTTAAGCGATTGGATCAATGAAAACTTGTAAGGAATGCGGATTAGAATTTAAGTCGGAAAAGGCTCTACATGCTCATATTAAAAAACATGGAATGTATTTAGGGGATTACTATGTAAAACACTACCCAAGGTTTAATAAACTTACTGGTTCTCCAATTCCATTTAAAAACAAAGAACAATATTTTTCAACAGACTTTTCTAGCAGATCTCAATTGTTAAAATGGTGCGAACAGTCTAAAGACAAAGAAGTAAAGGAATATATCCTCACACAACTAATTAAAAGGGTTAAAGATAAGGAATGGGATTACGCTCCGTCCCATATAGAATTACTAAAAGCAAAAATGCCAGACATAGATTTGTATAAAAAATATTATGGTAGTTATAGCAAGGCTTGTGGCGAAATAGGACTTGAACCACTTTTTAAAAGACCAATGCCAGACAAATTTAAAAAAGATTTTGATGTCAAGGTCTTTATTGACACAAGAGAACAAAAACCTTTGAATTTTCATAAATCAGAAGTTTTAAAGTTAGACTTTGGTGATTATACGTTAGCTGGTCAAGACTTTACGAACACCTTTGTAGATAGAAAAAGTGCAACTGATTTTGTTGGAACATTTGGCAAAGGTTTCGATAGATTTAGAAACGAGATGCAAAGATGTGTTGAAGTTGACTGTTATATGTACATAGTCATCGAACAATCCATAGAAAGCATGTACAAGGAATATTTTCCTGGTAAAAGGTTATCTACGGTTAAATGGGCTATGTCCAATATGATAAAACTCCAAAACGAGTTCCCAAGAAGATGTCAATTTGTTTTCACAAACAATAGGGACGAAAGCGAAAAAATTATTCCAAAATTATTAGCTTTAGGTAAAGAAGCTTGGGAAACTGATATTCAATATTATATAGATCAAAAAAATGTCTTGGGAAGTAGGTAATCAAAAGCCTCTAAAAAGAGAGGATGTCAATAAACAAGTTTTGGAACTTGAAGGATACCTTGAAGATAACAAGGCAAAGTATTGGTTGTATAAATTTATGAAAGAGAATGTAACTTTTACAACAGAGTTACTTACTGGCATAGAACTATTCCCCTTCCAACACATGGCTGTAAAGGCCATGATGGAGAATGATTACTTTTTGGGCATATGGTCTCGTGGTATGTCAAAATCCTTTTCTACGGGCATTTTCGCGCTTCTGGACGCTATGCTGAACCAAGGGGTGCATATAGGAATTATATCCAAGTCATTTCGTCAGTCTAAAATGATATTTCGTAAGATTGAAGACATAGCTCAAGATAAAAAAGCAGAGTTGTTTCAACAGTGTATTGGTAAGGTAACAAAGTCGAATGATGAATGGTCCATGCAAATCGGTAAGAGTCGGATAACAGCTTTGCCGTTAGGTGATGGTGAAAAACTTCGTGGTTTTCGTTTTCAAAGAATTATTGTGGACGAGTTGCTTTTGATGCCAGAAAAAATTTACAATGAGGTTATCATACCGTTCTTGGCTGTTGTAGAAAACCCAACAGAAAGACAAAAGGTAAAAGATGCCGAAGATAAAATGATTGCTGCTGGCAAAATGACAGAAGAAGAAAGAACAGAGTGGCCAAGCAATAAAATGATAGGATTGTCTTCTGCCTCTTACAAATTCGAGTATTTATATAAACTTTATCAGGCATACGAGAATATGATATTTAATCCAGGTGCCAAAAATCAAGGACGTAGATGTATAATGCAGTTCTCTTATGATGCGGCTCCTAAAGCTTTGTATGACGAAAACTTAATTACACAAGCGAGAGGTTCTATGAGCCAATCTCAAATTGACCGAGAGTTTAACGCTCAATTCACAGATGATAGCGCTGGTTACTTTAAGATTAGTAAGATGTCTGATTGTACAATAGTTGATGGTGAATCACCTGCTGTAGAGGTTGCTGGAGATCCAGATGGAGAATATATTTTAGCATTTGACCCCTCTTGGTCCGAATCTGAAACATCTGACGACTTTGCTATACAAGTTATTAAACTTATACCAGAACAGAAAAAGGGTGTTTTGGTGCATAGTTATGCGCTTCCTGGAACTAATTTAAAGAAACATATAATATATTTTAAATACTTATTAGACCACTTTAATATCGTCATGATTGTGGGAGACTACAATGGAGGCGTACAATTTTTAAACTCCTGTAACGAAAGTGATATATTTAAAAAAGCGAATATAAATATAGGTTGTTTTGAAGCAGATTTTATACATCCCACACAATACGCAAAAGACTTAAGAGAAGCTAGAAAGTCTTACAATGTAACTTCAAATGTTATTTGTAACTTACGCAAACCAACTTCACAATGGATTAGAAACGCTAACGAAATGCTACAAACTTCTTTTGATAGAAAGAGATTATACTTTGCAGCATCGGCTATGGATGAAAATTATTCCTTACAAAAAGCAAAAAGAATACCAATCAAAGATTTGAAATTTTCTAAATACGAAGATGAAAAAAATGTTGGAGCTAAAATGATTGAATTTATTGAACATCAAAAGGATATGCTAGATTTAACAAAGGCAGAGTGTGCACTAGTTCAAGTCACATCTTCTGCTGGGGGAACACAAAATTTTGACTTACCTCCAAATTTAAAGAGACAAAAAGGCGCAGATAGACCAAGAAAGGACTCTTATTCAGCAATAGTTTTAGGAAATTGGGGTATGAATATCTATTACGACATGATGGATATGCCAATGGATAATAATATTGGATTTGCGCCAATGTTTATTTAGAAAAGTTTGCAAAGTAACTTTAACTTTGTGTAAAGAACTTTATAATAAATATTTAAGATGGCTAGAAAATATACAAAGAAATCAGATTATTGGAACAAATTCAAGAAAAACGAAGCTTTAGAAAGTTTCGCCAAAGAATCTCCTTCAGAGCCAGCTACAGCAGGAGAGCCTTTTTACGTTTCGGAAGCTAGTTATGCTAGATCAGGTCGTAATTCAATTGGAGGCACTGCAGGTAGCACAGAACATAGAATGAATCGTTCTGCCGTTAAGACGCCAGTAAATCGGTTTTCTCAAATTAGAAAAGGGCTATTGCCATACGAATTATCTACAGACGGCATTAACGTAAGAGATGCTATTGAATTATGTCAAAAAGCATATGCGAATGTTCCTATCTTTAGGAATACGATTGATATGATGTCAGAATTTGCTAACACTAATATTTATTTAGAAGGTGGTAGCGCCAAGTCAATAGAGTTTTTTGAAAAACTATTTGATAGAATTAGACTTTGGGATTTAAAAGATCAATACTTTAGAGAATATTACAGAAGTGGTAACATATTTTTATATAGAGTTGATGGTAAATTTGACTTAAATACATTTAGAAAATTCAGCCAACAAATATCTGATTTCCCTGCTGAAAACAAATTCCCGTTAAAATACATTGTTTTAAATCCATTTGAAATTGTTGCTAAACGCAGTACGGTTTTCAATACTAGAGATGGGGCTTACGCTAAAATACTTTCAGAATTTGACATGGAGAGATTGGCTAACCCTAAAAACGAATACGACCAAGCCGTATTTGATGCGTTAGAGCCAGAAACACAAAAGCTAATCAAAGAGGGCGCTTATTTTAAAGATGGTTTAAAAATCAATTTAAAAAATGATAAGATTGCTTATAGTTTTTATAAGAAACAAGATTATGAACCATTCGCAATTCCATTCGGATATCCTGTTCTTGAAGATATCAATGCGAAGATGGAAATGAAAAAAATGGATCAAGCTATCATGAGAACTGTAGAAAATGTTATTCTCATGATCACAATGGGCACAGAGCCAGATAAAGGTGGCATTAATCACTACAATGTAAAAACAATGCAAAAACTTTTCCAAAACGAATCTGTTGGCAGAGTTTTAGTTTCAGATTATACAACAAAAGCAGATTTCATTATACCAGATCTAAATAAAGTAGTAGGACCTCAAAAATACGAAGTTATTAACAAAGATATTAAAGAGGGATTACAAAACATTATCTTAAACGAAGATAAATATAGTGGTGCACAAATCAAAGCTAGAGTATTTTTAGACAGATTAAAAGAAGCTAGAGAAGCTTTTATTAATGATTTTTTACAGCCAGAAATTAGAAGAATTGCAAAAGATTTAGGATTTAGAACTTATCCAACAGCTAAATTCCAAGATGTTGATTTAAGAGATGAGGTTGAGCTTATGAGAGTTACAACAAGGCTAATGGAATTAGGTATTGTTACTGCAGAACAAGGTATGGATATCATCAAAACTGGAAGATTCCCCAACTCTGAAGAACTTGATACAGCTCAAGAAAAATACAAGCAACAAAGAAAAGATGGCTATTTTAACCCGATTGTAGGCGGTATACCAATGATTGAAGACGAGGGACCAAGTGAAAGAGCAGATACACAAAAGGTTCCAGGACAGCCAGGCAGACCTCCAGAAAAGGATCTTTTTTCTAGATCAAATATACAAGAAACTTTCTATGCGACAGAGGAGTTAATATCATTTGCATCCGCAAAAATGAAAGAGAAATTAGATAAAAAACGACTCAATAAAACACAAAAAGAAATGTTAACGAGATTGTGTGAATCTGTCGTATGTTCTACTGAAAAAGAAAATTGGGAAACACAGGTCATTTCTTGTGTAAATGACTATAATAATATTGAAAAATTAAACTCTTTAGAGGGAGTTTTAGAAATTTCCGCAGAGCATAATTTAGAAATATATCCATCAGCAATTTTATATCACTCAAATGAAAGAAATTAAAAATCCATTAAAAGCAAATATTGATCGTTCGAACGGCAATATTGAAATATCGATCGCTAAAACATATAGCGAATCTGAAGAGCCTGTGTACAAAAAATTCATGGGAATGTGTGCAATGAACGATTCATATGCCGTTGAAACAGGTGATATGGATGATGACCAAACTGTTAAAGCTTGCGGAAGCCTTTATCAAAAACAAATGAAAAAGCTTATCGCTCAAGTTGAGGCCAATCTTTATGCAAAACCTGCAAAACCAATGTTGGCTGGTTTAACAGAAAAACAAAAGAAAAATTTACCTCCTGCGTTACAAAAAGCTATTTTAAAGAAAGTTAAAGATGAGGGTAAAATCTCTGAAGAAGCAGAAGCTGCTTATAGCAAACTGCTTTCAAAAGACGATCAAAAGAAAGAAGAAGTTGGTCCAGAAGGTGAAATGAAAAAAGTAGATAATCCCAAAGAACCAAAAGTTTCTAAAGCTGCACAAGAATTACCAGAAGACGCTAAAAAAAAACTAGCTGAAATAGCATCAGAATTAGATAGTGGAGTGAAAGCTCACGCAAGTCAAGCAAAACGTATCAGAGATATGTTATAATAATGTCTGATTATAAATACAGCACAACTTTTGATTTTGAAGTGAAGGCCTGCAGAGAAATTGCAGGCATAGACATTTCTAAAGCAAACATTGAAAATTTAAAACCTTTAATTCCAACAAATGTGGATTTAGAGAAAAATATAGATTTATTCGGTGTAGCATTTAACGCTGCTGTAGTTAACGAGTTTAACAAAAATGGAGATGGAATTAGTACTGATACGGCTATTGATTCAGTACAACAATTCATCCACAAACCTACAAACATTGAACACGATAAAAAGAAGGTTGTGGGACATATTGTAAATGCTGGATTTAGCGATTACTCTGATAGTTCCTTGATGGTTAACGTTGATACCAACGAAACCAAACCTTTTAATATTGCTTTAGGAGCTGTTGTATATAAAACCGTAGATAAGAGTTTTGCACAACTCATAGAAAATAGCACAAATCCAGAGCATGATCTTTATGGTAAAGTATCAGCTAGTTGGGAAGTGGGATTTACTGATTATAAAATAGCCGTAGGTAGTAAGAATTTAAGCGAAGCAACAATCATATCAGATCCAGAAAAGATCAATGAAATGAAAGGTATGCTTAAGGGATTTGGTGGCAAAGGAGTCAATGACGAAGGCAAACCAGTCTATCGATTAATTGTTGGTAATGTGTATCCTTTAGGTATTGGATTTACATTAAAACCAGCTGCAAATGTAAAGGGCGTAGTATCCGATAAGTTCGAAAAAAACACTGTAGAAATAAAATCCGAAAAAGAGAACGTAGCCCGCTTACAAAAAGTTAGTGACAAAATTTCACAAAAATTAAAAAAAACTGTAAACAATAATACTATTATGGACCTAGAAACCTTATTATCACAAATTAAATCGTCTCTTGATGAAAAATCTTTTTCAAAAGAGGCTATTGCAGGCATGACTTCTCAATTTGCAGAAGCCATTAAGCAGAAGGATGAGGAATATAAGGCTTCTTTAGAGGCGGCAGAAAACGAAAAAGCGGAAATCGCGAAAGCGAATGACGAACTTAAAGCTTCTGTAGAGTCAATTAAAGAAGAACTTAAGATTGCTCAAGAACGCATTTCGGAATTTGAAGCCGTAAAAGCATCAGAGGAAGCTGAAGCACGTTTCAATGCACGTATGGAAGAGTTGGATTCTACATATGACCTTGAAGAAGCAGACGCTTCTTTCATTGCTCAAAAACTAAAAGGTCTTGACGATTCAGAAGAAGCATTCGCATCTTTGAAGTCAGAACTTGAAGTATTTTGGTCAAGTAAAAATAAGGAAGCAAAAGCTCAACAAGAAGAAGCTTTAGCTGCTCGCATTGAAGAAGAAGTTCAAAAACGTTTAGAAAAATCAGAAGCTTCAGAAGAAGTTGTTGAAGAAGTTAACGTTGAAGAAGCTCTTTCAGAAGCAGAGCAAACAGATGCTGAAATTCCAAACAACAACGAAGTACAAGCTTCCGAAAAGGAAAGCTTCCGCGACAAATTCGCTAAAGCGTTTTCTCGCGACAACATTTTATCATAAAAATTTAAACTTATAATTTAATTATGTCATTAAGATTATTACCATTCAGACAATACAATGAGCATGATGTTATCAACATTTTTGCTCTACAGCCTGAACTAGCATTAACAGATACTACATCTTCAAATGCTGGTGACGGTGACAACGGTGTTTTTGTCAAGGTGTCTTCAGGGAACTTTAATTTAGATACTATCGACTATGGTAGTAACTCATATCTAGGTGATACAAGTGCCCCTCACATTGGCTCTGACATGTACCCAATTAATCCATTGACAGTCACACCAGCTGGTGGAACATCAGTAAAAACTCTACAGGATTCTCCTTTAGGAATTACTCTGAACCAAACAGCTAAAGCTGACGAAAATGGAGAAAAATTGTTATATAACCCAACAAAACGTGAAGAGCTTCAAGCTGTTCTCCCAGGACAAAGTGTTCCAGTTGCTACAAAAGGTATCTTTACCTTATCATCAGATGGATTTGATGGAGCAGCACACTCTGTTTATGCGGTAGGAACAGGTGTTAAACTTTCACCTTTCAACGCAGGAAAAATAACAGGATGCGTACCTAGCGACACTGGCTCGCAAGTAATCGGTAAAGTTATTGCTACTGGAAATCGTTCATCTTTCGGAGGACTAACTGATCAATTTGATGGTGGGTTCTTGGTTATTAAGATCGACTTAACATAAGGAAAGGAAAATATATAATATGAAAATTACCTTAAAAAACACTCCAGAACAAGTTGAGCTTATTAAAGCTATGGCTTCTCGCAACAAAGCTGTTGCATACGAAGCGCAAACAGCTTTAGCAGAATTCATCGGACCAGTCCTTGCAGAGGTTATCAATCAAGCACCTGCTTTATCTAACCTTTTCACAACTGTACAATACAGTGCAGATGACAATCCTTCAATTCCGCTAGATCTTTATTTTGATGTATCTGACGAAGACTACGTACAAGTGTTCTCACAAACACGCGCTGGTGGTCTTCCAACTTCAGAGGTTCTTCCTACAGCTTCAGAGTTAAAGATTGCTACATATTCCCTTGATTCAGCAGTTAGCTTCGATCGTCGCTATGCAGCTAAATCACGCATGGATGTTGTTGCAAAAACAATGACTCGTGTTGCTCAAGAAATCCTTATGAAGCAGAACACAATTTCAGCTAACGTTATCATGAAAGCTATCGGTGGTTCAACAAACGGATCTACTGTTACTAACAGCAAAAACCACGTTTTCGAATGTGCTGTTAACAACCGCTTCCTTTTAGCTGACCTTAACTCTATGATCACTCGTTCAAAGAGAATCATCACATCATCACGTGGTGGTACTCCAGACGCTCGCAGTGGTAAGGGTGTAACAGATATCATCTGTTCTCCAGAGGTCGTTGAAGAACTACGCGCTGTAGCATACAACCCTATCAACACAGTTGGTGTTGGTACTGCTGCTGACGGTGTTCCAACTGCAAATGACATTGCTATGCAAGCTTATAATGCAGCTGGTGCTCCAGAGTTCTACGGCATCAACGTAATCGAGCTTAATGAGTTCGGTGTTGGTGAGCGTTTCAACACATTATTCGATGACAATAGTTCAGGTACACTTAAAAAAGCAGACGGTACATCCGGTACTAACGCTTTCGCTGGTGGCACAGACGAATTGGTTCTTGGAATCGATCGCTCTCGTGAATCACTAGTACGCCCAGTAGCTATTGACGAAGATAACGGTGGTGAGTTCAACTTAATCGCTGACGATCAATACAGCATCCGTCAAAACAAGATCGGTTACTTCGGTTCTCTCGAAGAAGGTCGTGTTGTTCTTGACAAACGCGCATTGATTGGAGCAGCTATTACAACAGACTAATACATTTAGCTTCAAATTTCAAAGCCACTCTTCGGAGTGGCTTTTTTTTTTTGGAAAAAGTGTAAATATAACATATAATATATTATGAACGATTCCGAACAAACTAATAAACCAGAAGACTTATACTCAATAAAAGAAGAAGTTATTGAAAGTCTTGAAGATTTGGACGAGGCTAATGGGAAGATTTCTGAAGAGCCTCAAGAAGAAACCGAAGAGGTTGTAGAAGAGTCTACAGCTGAAGAAGAAGTAGATCTAGGTGATTTAGATTATGCCGATGGCAAAGAAAGAAGCGAAACAGATATCATTCAAGAAAAAGAAAAACTTTATGGTGTCGATTTAGTTAGCCCTTTCAAAACTGCAGATATCGGTGTTTTTAGAGAAAAACTAGAAATTATGCCAAGAGATGAAATGGGAGCTTTAGCAGAAAGAGTTGCTGCTCGTGTTTATTCTACAAGAGATGAACAAGTAGCAGAATTAATGAGAGCTTTCAAAGATTGGACTTCTCAAAACGGTTTTATTCAAACAGATGCTTCAAAAGTTGCAGAAAAAGGTGTTAGATCAGATGCTTTTGGTGATGCAAAAAGTGTAAATGAATTAGAAGAAAGATTGAAACAACAGTCTCTATCAGACTTACAGTCTGTTGCAGCTAGGCTGGGATTCAACCCTGGATTCGACAGAGATAGAATTATTACACTAATCACCAATGAATTTCTGACACAATCATGAGCAACGTAAGCGGTTTAGCAACAGATATTTTTGAAAACGAGTTGGACTCCACTGGAGTCACACTTGCTTCTGTGTCTGGATGGTTAGAAGAAAATGTAGGTATGTTAAATACTTATATTTATACTTCTTTATCTGGAACTACTGGACATATCTCTGGTATGAATCTAGAAGAGCGTGATATATACAAAGAGCTGTATTTATATCATTATTATACCAAACAAGCTCGAAATACCTTAAGAGGTATCTCAAATGATGAGAATGGCCACATTCTTAACGTCTCTGACGGCGATAACAGCGTTTCTTTTGTAAATAGGAACGAAGTGTCCAAAGTGTACAGAGGACTCGCTCAAGACTCATATGACAAGACTATGAGGCTTATACAAAGTTACAACAGTTACAGGGCTAATCCTGTACAAGTTGGTGGCATTGAAACTAATTTAACAGTTTCTGGTTATTATTAAGTATAATCATCGGGTATATCAAACCTACCCTTAAGTCTGTTAAAGTTATCAGCTATTTCTCCAGAAGATAATGTTTTACCGACATAAACTGCAGCTATAGCTACTTCTCCTTCAAAAGAATTTCTAAAATGTCCATTTGACTGGTGTTCACCACCTATCAAAAATGGTTGTGATGCAGTTTGGGCGCTTGCGCTACGATTATGTCCAGTTGTTCCTACAAGATGTTCGTTTACATAAAATTTGTGAATTCCGCTATAATCATTTTCGGTTTTATTGTAACTTCCCGTTGATTCTTCGTAAGTTACAGCTATTTGTTGGTATTTACCTGTGTCTAGAGGCATTGAAATAGCTGTCAATCTCTGATTATTTATAGTTGATATACTTGGTCTAACATCAAAATGTATATTTGTTCCACCACCACGAAATCTTCGACTAGCCCAACTTTCAAATCTTAATCCACTAAAACCTAATCCAAATTTATGTCTTTCTTCATTACTGAAAGATTGTCTCATAATTGTTTGACTGCCATCAAAATCTTTTGGTTTGATCCAAGCTAAATAAGTAAATGCACCTGTAGCTCTAGCGGTACTTGGGCTAGGACTACCTGTTTCATGCCTAATATGTAAAAGACTCTTATCATCTGTATTAAATACAAATCCAGTTTCATTTCTGAATACCATACCAGTAATAAAATTACTTGAAGTAGGGTTTTGTCTATAAAGGTAATTTAATCGTCCAGTATTATTAACAAAAGGTTTGTAAGCAAGATCCGTAATTGTCATAGAGCCATTTGTGTAACAATCTGTATTTTGTCTATCTATATATAGATACAAGTCATCTAAATTATTCAAATGATCTTTTTTAACTAGATTTTGTATATCAAAGCTAAACGACATATTTGAAGTTGCCGCACTACCTATTTGAGAATCAAAGTTTTGAGATTCTATTTTTGCATTTTGTATTTGTAAATCAAATGTTGTTTTGTCTATATGGCGACCAGAAAGATTAATAGTATAAGAAGAATTGTGGTTTAAAAACTTTTCAAGGTTTTGCGTTATAGGTGTTTCTGATCGCAACATTGTACTATCTCCTGTATTAACTATATTGGAAACAATATTAGAAACATCGAAAGTGCCTCTAGAAGGAAATACAGCTTTTTTGTGTGTGGGGTGTTTTTTACCAAGAGAATTTATTTGTTTCCTAGCTACAGGAATATCAAAATTCATACTTTGTAAAGCATCGGGTTCAATTAAAAAATTGCTTGTGTTTTTGGGTAGATAAACAGTGGCTGCTGGGTACTGACTGTCTGGAGCCATTGCATTAGTTCCAGAACTATTTAAATATTCTTCATAAATAGGGCCTTTACCCTTAATTGCTAATAAAGCTAGTTGATCTCTAAATCCTACGTCAACAGCTCTTTTAGATTTAAATTCTCCACTTAATTCATTGAAAAAATCTTTTCTTGCGCCTATAGAAAGACTGCTTGTGGTATTCATTGAGTCCCTACTAATTAAAGCTAAAATATCTCCAGTTTCAAAATCTTGTAAAAACTCTAAAGCTTTACCAGAACTATAGTGACCTACGTGAGAGCCTGCTTTAACAGCATTATCTCCACCGTAAAGGTCAATTAAAATACCGCTAGAAAATTCAAACTTACCATCACGGTGTTTGATTTTAGCCATGCTAATTCCTCTTTTTAAAGTGGTGCTATAACCAGTATAATTAGCTCCAGAAACACTTTGTGGTAATTGACTTATAGCGTGAGATCTAAAGTGATTTACTCTTTCTATATTGCTATCTAAACCACCTGTTATGTTAGTCGCTGATAATGTACCATCGGACAAAGTTCCAGAACCATCTAGTGTCATAAATATAACTTCTTGACCTACTCCTGTATTATTAGCCCTGTAAAGAGCAAAACCAGAATTATCTGTTAGTGTGGTGTTGGCTTTCGCTATACAAAAACCGGTGGGGTAAAAACCAGTTCCAGCATTGGTGTCTAACTCTTGGTGTCTAATACCTATCACTAGAGATCCAGTTGGATAATATACTGGATAACCTCTAACAAAAACACTACCACTAGGAACATAAATTCCTGAAGCATTGTATGATCCATCTGTAAATTTATTATTTAAAAGAATACGCTCTATATAGGAAGTTTCTATACCTGTTTGTATTCCATCATAAACTCTAACACCATCAATATCTATGTGCATTTTAGCTACACTTTGATTTGTGTCTACAGGTAAATCTCTACCTGCTCCTATGTGACCTTGTGGTGCTGATTGTAAAAATACTTTTAGGGAACTGTTTACATTGTCTGGGAATATGTTGCTATTATTACCGCTACCAGTATCAACTACTACATATTCTTCTGGCTCAAATGAATTTCTGTTAATTTCAATATGTGTGGTATCATATGGTATAGCCTTGCCAGTATTGTTTGAATAATAAAAATCTAAACCAGACATATGAGTAAATGTGTTTTGGTTTTGATCTCCAGTTAAATCAAAAGATGGGGCTTGAACTTCAAACTTGTTTAAATTTCTTATTGTTAAATCTGAAATAAAACTAGCTGTCGTAATTCGCTCCATATAAAATCCATGAACTGGACTACTACTCGGGCTTGCTGTATTATCATTCCAAGATCCACTACTGTTGAAGTTCACATGAACATAATGTTCTAAACCACCTACATTATTTGGCTCTAGGCTAGACCAAAGATCATTGCCTGTGTGAACGTTTGCCACATTGTTTATCCATTTAAAGTCTTCCCTTTTTTCTGTTAATGTGCCAGCTGCTTCGCTACCACTATCAGATAAACCTATCCAACCTCTATAAGTATTGCTGTTATGACCATGAGAGTGACCTCCGGCATTTACAAAACCAGTGGGCGCCGCATAAGCAGAAGAGTTACCATTTCTTGAACCTGTGCCGGTTATAAAATTTTCGAATCTAGCTAATTTTTCAGGAGTATCTATACAAACTAATCTACCGTTGTGCATTTCGGCACCAGTGATTGCGTCAAAAAACGAACAGCCTGGCGCATTAATGAAACGATAGTCTAATTGATTTGCTTCTACATTTTTTAAACCCGTTAAATCTAAATACATACTTCCAGATTTTCTATGAGCAACCCAAAGAACTCCACTAGGGGATTTTCCAAAATTACCTGTTGCAAAAAAATCTTCAGCTTCTACATTAGGAAAGTTGTGCAAACTTTGATAACCTTCACTGGTTCCAATTATATTGCCAGTTTGAAATCTGATTGAAAGTTGTCCGCCTTCTGTGTTTCTTACTCTACCAGATACCAAATATATATCTTCACTATCGTATAAGTGACCTCCTCCTGCATCTCCAGGTACATCAGTAGGAGTACCAACAAATGAATAATTAGTTCCAGCTGTACCTGGCTCATGTGGAATTGGGGTAAAGCCAGAAAAAGCAAATCCATTAAGAGTATTGATATCGTATATTGCTAAAGATTTTTGACCATTAACTCCACTAACACCAATAGATTCTGTTATACCTAATCCATCTGTATCATTTAGATTAATTAAACCACCCATATGACCAGAAGTTATAGTTAATCCTCTACCGTCATCTATTGCTGAATAAGAAACAAGCGCACCTGTAAACATTCTACCAGAAACATCGTCGTGACCACCTGTAAAAAAATAATCCCTTGTTAAAGTAGCACCTTCAACATTTCCAGAAGCATAACTTGCTGGTCTGTAACTTGCTTCATCTAGATTTTCAAAGTCATTAAAATATAAAACTTTATTTTCTATTTTTTGAGCTTGAACATTTGATGATGTAAATGTATATGATGATTCAATCAAACCGTTTACGTTTTGGGAAGTTGAGAAAGAATTTAAAAAACAATTACCAAAACTAATACAATCTAAACCAGAAAAACCAGAAACTTGTCCAGTTATATCTCCACCTCCTCTATTTGCACCAATGACGCAATAAAAATTCCTATCTTGATTTAGCCCACTTGTATTAATAGATCCAGTTTCACCAATTTTTCTAAATGTAGAAAACATTTTATTAAAATCTTCTAGAACAGAAACTGTAAATTCAACGCTTGGAGATTGTTGTACGGCGTCATAAATAGTTTCTGTGGAACCTAATTCACCAAAGGTAGTTCTACCGTAATCAAATCCGAAAGAAACGCTTTGTACAAGAGGCACGTGTGATAAGTTATCTCCACTATTAGAAATTGGTCTATGTGCATCTATAGCGCCCTGTAACAACATCACGTTGTCATATGTTATAATTGGTCTGTTCGGATTAATTGACATTAAAAGTTAGGAGTAACTGGGTTAGGTATTTCAATAAATGTAGCTTTAATTGTGTTTGAGTCTATGTAATTAAAAGTGTGATCCCATTTCGGACAATAGAAAACTTTGTTACCTTTTAATACGTTATCATTATGATTATACACAAAACTCTTGTAGCCCATATGTGTTTCTAGGAAATGTAATAAAGATCTAGCTTCTTTGTTTGATCTATTTGAAAATGTTAAATTTAAAGACTGTATAGTATTTTGATTTCTGGACATGTTTAATAACTCGTGGAAAGAACCTTTAAATTTATTCATTCTTGCGTTATTATCAATACTTATATCAACAGACAAATCTGGTTTCCAGAAAAATGTTCTCGTGTAACCTGCAACAAATCCTGTATATGTGCTCAAGCCAGAAAAAGAAAGTGAGGGAGCGCTTTGTTCAAAAATTGAACCAGGGGTGCCTGTGTGATATAAATAATTATCAAATTCATTTGAATTAATTTGTAGTCTTTTTACATCGAATGATTGATTACCTATACCTTGTGAGGCAAAATCGTTTACTTTGTTTATTGTAAAATTTTTAAGTTCTACAGCAACTTCTCCTTTGTTTAAAAATCCATTTCCTAAAGCATTGGAAGTAACTACAACATCAAGAAATCTATGTGCGACATTGTTAGGAGGTGTAAAATTATCAAATTCATATTCAAAATGCGTGAATTCACTACCAGTAATTTTAACAAGACCTCCGTCACCAGCATCTATTTGTAATCCACCCCAACCACTTTCTCCTGGGTTAAGAACTCTCACATCTCCCGCCGCAACATAATGTTGTCCATTTTTTAAATCGTTTGTATCTGGTTCAGTATGAGTACCAAATCTATTTCCAAAATTTATACCAACTGCTGTGTGAAGAACTCCATTACCAGAATCAATTCTCATAATTAAAGAACCGTCTTCAGTAAATTCGTTTTCTCCATTACTGGTAGATAATATGCCACCATAAGCAACTATTTCATTGTTTGGAGAATTAGCTGAAATAGCATTTTCCATAGTTGCGTTAGCAAAATCATCTTTATAGACAACATCGTTAGTACCCCACTTATTAACAAAGTATTCGTACATTTGTTGTCTTTCTTCTTCTTTTATTGTTTTATCGAAAACCACACCTTCAGCAAAAGAGCCGTTCCAATCGTTAGCCCAACCACCTTGAGGTCCGTCAAAAATTGTAAAGTTTTTATTTCCACTACCCAGGGGGAATTCAACTCCATTTAAAAGATTGCTAACTTCAACGGCTCCACTTACGCCATCAGAAAGGGATTGTTGTCCACCGTTTAGTCTCACTTGTTTTTGCCCATCTCCGGACAAAATCCCATGAATTAAAAACCATCTTCCTGTTTGAATGACTACGTCTGTCTCTATTGTTTGCGAACCATTTGCTTCATCTGGTCCTCCATGACCGTGGGTTGTAAAAGCTATTTTACCATTACTACGTCTTAAAAACATAGCTCCTCCAGGACCATCAGGTTCTGAATGAAAAGCACTGTCTCCCCAAAATGATATATTTTGACTTTCTGCTTGGTCTAATCTGAATAAAGCAAACATTTCAAATTCTGTTTTATTAATATTGAAACCTGTTTTATTAGTGTTGAAAACTTTAGGCCATTCTATACCGTTTTTTGTACCACTTGCGTAAATTGTATTTAATCCATTAACATTATTGTTTCCATCTGTGGCTAACCGATATCCAACATTTACAGCACTTGAAGCGATGGGTATTCCTGTTGAACCTTTAATTTTATCAACAAAACCAGTGACTTTTTTGAATGCTGGAGATGTAGTTGTGTTAGAGCTACTGGTTAAAACCGTAGATGAATCAGATGCGTCCAACCAAAAACTAGCACCATCAATATAAGAAGGATTAAAAACTTTTTTAACAAAACCTTGTCCATTTTCTAAAAAAGGAGATACTCTTTTATTGACTAACTGAAGATTGATTTGATTAACATTGTGAGCTAAATGTTTAACATTGTAAGAAACAACTTGAGAGCCACTAAAATTATTATAAATACTAGGATCTAAATTTATTGAAAAACCTTGATTGTCTGATCCTATATTAATCACCATATCATCACCGTCAAATGCTTTTTGTCCAGTAAGAACACCGGTTGTTACTCTTTGTATGTAATTTAAAAAGTTTTTAGTATCGTCTGTATTGAACACAAAATTTAAATTCATATTAGCTGTAATATTATTTAAACCTTGAGCCATTAAAAATGTATTATAATCAGAACCTCTCCATGAAGAGTTTTCCGAGCTAAAGCTTATAGAGGATCCATATGTCGGAGAAAAACCATTGGCTGTCCCACCTGTTTGAAAGATTTGGTATACATCATTTAATCCTCTTTTTATTTGATCTCTTGTTTTACTAGAAAGCTTACCTGTGGCAACCAAAACACTTTGAATTTCACCGCAAAAAGAATTAGTACTGAATCTAGCTAATTGACCTATTGAATAAACTTGAACATGACCATCACCTAATGGTATTCCTGAACCCTGAAACCAAGTTGGGACTGTTCCCGTTGAAGTTGTTCCAAAGTCATTTACTCCTATAAATTTTAGCCCTGTACCATCAATGTTAAACATTTGGTCTTCCACTCTGCATGCGTTTTTAGCAACACCAACAAGTCCTGGTCTGGTTGCAGTTGGATCGTATACATGAGCACCATGTAAAATAAATTGTTCTCCAGTGGTAATAGTTTGATTTATACCACTCATAATATTTATATCGTCGTCGTTATTTTGTTCTGAATAAACAGCGGGAGCTCCGTTAGCGACACCTAATGAAAAATCACGGCGATAAGCAAATATATGGCCACCAACACTGGCTCCTATATTTGCATATGCACTTTCAACAGAGGAAGCAGGTCCAGCTTTTCTTCCACTAACTTGTAGTAATATTACATCTGTATGCACATTATCTGCCGCTGAAATTGTAGTGCTTTGAACTGTAAAAACTTCTAAACCATCATGACCTGTAATTCCTATTGGAGTGTCTTTATAGAGAGTGGAAGTATTACTAGCATGAACGTTTTCGGTGTAATCTGGAAATCTTAAATCCGAATTGTGATTAAATAGTAATGTTTGACCTGGATTATCTGTTGCTCCATTATTACTACCAGTAAATAACATTGAAGGTAGACCGCTGACGGTTCTTAAAACACCATCTTTCATTAATATGGGAGATCTGATTTTTGATTCAGGCATATCTAATGTGCCAGCATAAGCAAAACCTCTAACATGAAAGCCGGTTCTATTTGTTCCCCCAGGGTCAAAGCCAGTTGGTTCTGTGGCATTTATTGAACCCAATTGATCGTAAAGAACAATAACTTCTAGATCTCCACCATTAGCAAAATCTTCTAAAGTTCCAGAAGCTGCTCCGTTGTTAAAATTATATACGTTTGAATTTAGTCCTATTGTATTGTTTTCTGAAAATTCTACATTAACAGCTCTTCTATTAGTAGCATGTCTAACTGCACAACAATAACCAGTGTAACCTTCTATTAATTTACAAAAACCATAAACATTTGAAAGCGCTGTACTAGTAACTTCATCTGGCAAGGTCGGGGTTCTGTTGACCGACGATGTCAGTTGATTTCTATCGTAATTAAAATCTTTGCTAAAGCTCATTATTTTGTTCTAGTGAATAGTGTTCCGGAAACTCGTTTTTCTTCGTTTATAACTTGTAGTACAACATCTTTTACTTTCTTGCTGAATTCTTTTGCTTTTTCTGGGTCAGCTCCTGAATTAGATCCTACTTCAGCTTCACCAGAACCATCCTTATTTATATTAATATTTATCTCTAGATTTTCAACATTAGCATTTGAGCTAGATTCTCTGTTACCACCAATACCGACAGAACCGCCATTAGCATAATTCATGGCGTTTATAGAGTTTAAAGTTTTTAAACCAAGTCTTGAAGCAGCGCCTCTTCCTAAAACATATTCGCCACCCATTAATAATGAATTAACTCTACCACCATTTGCGTATGTTTTGGTTGCTTCTGATTCACCTGTTGTTTCAAGAGCTGCGCCAGAGCTTCCTTCTGTAGCCATATCTCCAGTTTTCATGTTATCATCAAAAGTACCAGAAGATATAATATTAGCATCACCTCCTCCATATAATCCACCATTAGCTTTTCTTCGGGCATTGTTATAGGTAATTCCATTTGTTGTAAAAGAATTAATTGCTGGATTGTTAAAAAAGGATGCAGCTTGTTGGGATCCTTGGTAAAATTGTTGACCAGCGCTAGTTAATTGTTGAACATTTCTAGTATAGTTAATTCCAAGAAAACTTCTTTGTTGAGGAACTATTTCAGTCATACCTGGTATATTTCTCATTGCAGTTCCTGCTTTAATTTGCGTACCGTCAGCTAGAGTTCCTCCTACTCCCGCTATACCGCCACCTCCTTCAAATTTAGGGCCAAAGAATTTTCCTCCAGCAGCTACATTTTGCAAACCTGCCGAAGCTCCAGCAAAAGCAGCGTTTATAAACGCTCCTTTAACAGCGCTCTGGAAAGCTTCTGTTCTCGCTCTTCTTGCATCTTGATTTTCTTTTAAAACCCTTTGCTCTTCGGAAGCTTGCGCCATAGCTAAATCAAAAGCTTGTTGTTTTGATGCCATTAACGCTTGTCTTCTA